TTAACCCATCTTCCGCTTGAGCATTGTCAACGCCGGACTGCGCGTATCGGTTGCTGCAACGCGGTTTGCATACTCAATCAGCTTGGTCAGCTCTGCCGCCGAATAGTGCGAGGTAACGCTTCCATCGGTGTGGCCCAACAACGCCTTGCGATCTTCTTCGGGCACGTCAGCAGCACGAAGCCGACGGCCAAAGGTGTGTTTGAGATCATGCACACGGAGCCGAACGAAGCCCGCGTGCGCTGGCACCCCGTGCGCCTTCTTCCACTTCTCAGCGGCACGCTTTCGCGCACTGCGCCACGCAGTGTCATTCATTCGATGCAGCGCGCGTTCCTCGTAAGGAAAGACCCACACAGGATCCAAGCCGCGCTGCTTGCGGATTACCGAACGCGCCACGTCGTTCAGCACGACAAGGCGCTCTTCTCTGTTCTTCACTCCTGAGTCATCGAAGCGCCCGCCGAATTCGGCCGGTATTAGAAAGACGCTCGCATCATCGAGCTCGGGCACCTTGATTTCCCATTCCCATCGGAGCTTGCAAACCTCTTGCTCGCGACATCCCGTGTTCACTTTGTACAGAGCCATTGCCAGAAGGTGCTCGGGCAGTTCTTTGAACAGCAATGCCTGCTCCTCCCAGGAAAGCGGGTAGGGCTGTCGGCGTGACTTCTCACTGAGCATTTCAATCATCGGCACTACACGAAGCCAGGGCTTGCGGTCTTCGTCGCGCCACTTTCTTGCGCAGACGTTTAGTACGCGCACGACGCGTTGCAGCGCAATGTTGATGGTCCTGGGCGCGCGGCCGAGCTCCAGTCGGTCCTCGATATAGGGCTGCAGCGCCTCGTCATCAACCTCGTCAAGATAGAGCTCGCCGATGTAGGGGTCGAGCTGCTTGAGGTAGATCGCGGTATGCCAGATTGACGGTTGCTGCGCATACTCCTTGAGGTAGCGGGTAGCCGCATCGCGGAAGGTCCGTCGGGGGTCCGGCCGCGCGGTTTGGGCTACCTGGGCTTCGACGATGCGCGCGAGGAGGATTTGCTCCGCTTCTGCGCGCACGCTTGTTCCAGTGCTGCCTCGAATTCGGCCAACCCCCCGGACGACCTTGTCGATGTGCCAGATGCCGTCCTTGAGCGTGAGCCCGGTAATTGTTTTTTGCCCCATGGACTTGGTACTCCCTTGCTACGTTGGCGCTCGCTGCGGTTACGATCGTTGCCTGCGGGCGCAGCCTTGTCGATTTCCATACGCTCGGCATACTCGTCGGCGAAACGATCGAGGTCCTTGCGGTCGAAGGCAATTCCCTGTTTCCCAATACTGATTTCACGAAGGAACGGCCGGGCTTCGGCGTCGAATACGCGTCGGCACATGCCCAGATAGGCCGGTGCCTTGCCGACCCGAATGAAGCGGGGTGGGAAATCGGGCATCTACTGCGCCCTCCTGAGCTCCGTCATCCATATTTGATGGCTCATTTCAGTCCCCTGCGCGCCGGACCAATCCAGCAAGCGCCAGCGCATCATCTGTCCAGCACGGATACCCAGGTTCGCCGCCAGCGCACGTCTCCTGACCATAAATCGCCCGCGTCTCCTGCGCGAGCTTCGTCAGGCGTGTGGCTGCTGCCTGCAGGTCGGGCGCGGGCAGTTGGGAAGTGAGTACGGCGCCCTGACTGAGGACGCCGGCTTGGCGTAGGTCGCTGTCCAAGCGGTCGAGGACGTGTAAGGCGATGCGGAGGTCTTCGCGCTGCACCTGGCAGGTTTCTGCCGCCTCGCCACGGACGCGGCCAGCGGCTGCTTCGCGCAGGCGCGCGATGGTCGTGTGAAAGCTCATGCTGCGAGTTCCCTCCAGGTGATGACGTTGCTTGCAGCATGCGTCAGGTGCGGCTGCACGGCGGCCGCCCGGGCAGCGACGTTGCGCATGGCCAGGTCGTAGCACATGGGGCGGCGGACTACGGGACGGTAAGGTGGCGGAGTCACGCCGACGCGGCTGACGTCCAAGAAGCGCATGAAGAAGGGCAGCAGGGCCGCAGGCACGGCGTCCGGTGCCGCCCAGCCCATGCGTTCGGCGATCAATTCGGCCATCTGGACGTTGCTGGTGGACGCCTTCAAAGGAACGCCAAGCAGGCGCAGCTGCTCGGCCGTCATGCGCCGCGCGGTCTGCATTTCCGAGGAGTGGTGGCGGATGGTGGTCATGCGGCCTCCTTGAGCTTGACCGTGCCGGCCTGGCCCTGATCAATCCAGTAGACCGTGAAGGCGTCGGAGGGCGCGGACGGCGCCGCCTTGAGCGTGCCCAGCACGAGGATGCTGTCCATGCGACCGTCGGCGGCGAGGGCGTCGACCAGGCCGAGCGCGTCGCCACGGCCGGGCAGGTCCAGGACGTCGAAGCGGTCCAGGATCAAGCAGCGCAGGCCCGAGATCTCCGCCAGCGCGGCGCCGAGCAGCGCGTCGACGCGCCAGCGCTCGGACTCCGACAGCAGCCGGTAGGGCCGACCGCCCCAGGTGATGCCCATGTCCACCGCGATAGCCGGCGTCAGCCAGCCCGCCAGCCCGGCCAGGTTCGCCAGCTTTGCGTTGAACGGCTGCAAAGCTTCGGCCAGGATCTCGCCCGGGATGCCATCGGGCGACAGGGCGTCGCCGATTGCCAGCCAGGCCAGCACATCGCCGTGATAGCGCGTGGCGTTCGCGGTGCGTTCTGCGGCGTTGCTGGCGGCCTGCTTGGCATTCATCAGGGCCTGGACGCGGTCGTTGATCGCCTTGCGCTCGGCGCGCAGCACTGTCACTTTGGCGCGGGCGGCTTCTACGTCGGCGGGTTGGATCTGTTCCGGTGTGGCATCGTCCTGCTGCTGAGCGCCAGCCGATTCGGCACCAGCGATGTCGCGGCGGTCGTTCTCCACGCTGCGGGCCATCAGGTCACGAGCCCCAATGGCCTTGGGGAGGGCGGCAGAGGCTTCGGCGTCGCCCGTGGCGCCGATCTTCCCGTATTGGCGTTCGTAGACTGCTAGCACCTCCTTGATATCCAGGCCGATCCCAAAGGCCACATTCTTGGAGGCCTCGGATTTCCAAAGCTGGGAGAGGCAGAGCGCCAGATCGTGTACCAATCCCACGCGTGGGCCGGTGCCGGCCTTGGCCTGCAACGCTTCTACGTGGGCGGCCGCCTTGTCATAGTCGGCCAGGTCGAACTCCAGTTTCTGGCGTAGCGCCGGCAGCTGGGCGGCCTTCGCCTGGCGCGCCGCGACCTGGTTGCGCGCGGCAGCATAGGCCGCCGCTTTTTGTTCCAGTGCGCCCAGCGCCTTGGTGTTCTGCTCCAGCTTGGCGTCCATGCCGGCCAGCGCCGCGCGTTCACCCACCAGCGCGGCCTGGTCGAACGGCGTGACTTCCGCAACCCAGCCTTCGGCCTTCTGGCTTCCCCATTGTTCGCCGGTGGCAGCCTTCCATGCGCCCTTGGCCTCGGTGGCCTGTTGCTTCGCATATTCGGCTCCGGCCGCGAAGCCTCTACGCAAAATGGGCTTGATTCCTGGGACGAGGAGAGGGCTGCTGCCGCGGGCCAGCAGGCGCCGCTCGATCTCATCGGCCTTCACGTTCGTGCCGCTTAAGGCGAATAGCAGAGTACGGCGTTCGTCTGGCTTGGCGGCGGCGAAGCGCTCGGGCGCCAGGACGTAGGGCAGCGCCGGCGACGGCGGTATCAGGTTCTCGCCCGACTGCGTGCCCTTCGGCAGGCTGAAGCCGACGGTGCTGTCGTCCAAATGGAGCGTGACGGCGCCGACCTTCGCACCGTCCGTGACCAGCGCTCCGAATTCCTTCTTCAGGCCAACCCGCTCGGGCGTGCCCAGCAACGCCAGCCGCACGGCTTCGGCGATGCTGGACTTTCCCGCGCCATTCGCACCGGCGATCAGTGCCGCCGGCGTGCGCAGGTCCAGGTCCACGGCATGCGCGCCTTGGAAGTTCTCGATTGTGATGCGGTTGATTTGCATGATTGCTTCCTCTTATTCCGGCGCGGCCATGCGGCGGCGGGGCGTGCCAGCCGGGCGCTGCTGCTGTTCGGCCTGCTGAGCGGCAACCATGGCGGCCCGGCGGTCCTGATAGATCTCGTGCAGGTGCGCGCGGATTCCCAGATCGTTGACGCCGTCGATGGAGTCGCTGGCCAAGTCCAGCACGTCGAGGGTCTTGGCATTGACGATCTGGTGTTCAACCGCTGCCGGATCCAGTCCAGGATCCTCTGTTGTTGCACCAGTCTGCGCGGGTTGCTGAACGGAGGCGGGCCTTGCCAGGGTGGCAGGGGCGGCCGCTGCCGCGCCCTGCGCCGGGTTACCGGCCTCACCTTGCTCCTTCGCAGCGGCGGCGTCGGGGCCGGCGGCCAGTTCGCGCGCTTCCAGGTCTGTCGTGTCGGCTGGAACGGCAGCGGACTGGCGCGGGGCGGGTTGTGCTGTGGCGCGCAAGTCGTCCACGTTGACGCTGATCGTGCCGTCGGGACCGGTGGTCGCTTCGATAATGTCCTGTGCTTCCTCGACCGATTGCAGGCCCATCAGAAGCTCAGGCGCGTACAGCTTGCCGAAAAAGCTGGCCGTGCGGTAGCGCAGCATGACTTCTTCCATGGTCTGCCACTTGCTGCCGGACTTGGTGTACCAGCCCTCCTTGACGGCCATTTCAATGGTTACCTTGGGGGATTCGAGGCGCTCGCCCGTTTCCTTCTCGACGGCCCACGCCACGCAAACCTTGTCCCGTATGGTGATGGTTCGGGTGCTGGTTTCGCGCTGGCCGTTGTTCCAGCTGGTGGTGGTGTAGGAAACCTCCTTGTCACCCAGGTCTTGGATGTCGAAGCGCAGCGGCGAGAATCGGCCGCATCCGTTGATGGCGGCGATGATCCATTGTGACGACCAGGACGGCCGACCCTCAACGATGTAGAGGTTCTGCATGACCATCAGCGGGTCGGCACCCATGCGCTGCGCCATGTTGAGCGCGACAACGGAATTGGCCAGTGCGTTCGGGTTCTCGCGGGATTCCTTGACGTTGCCGTAGCGGTCCAGTTTTTCGATTGTCTGGCGATAGGCCACGGGCACCAGCGTGCTGCTGGAGAGCAGGCGCGCGGCGCGTTGCATAAGTTCGAAGCCCTGGAGGCTGCCGAAACCGGGGGCGACAATGGGCATTTGCGATTCAGGCGAGGCGGCCCGCAAGCCTTGGACGGTGGTGGTCTGGAACATGGTTCAACCCTTGAATTTGCAGATGGGATGACGCGGACAGTACTTGCCCGAGCAGAGGACGGACTTGGGATTGCCGTAGAAGCTGCCGCTGTGCACCAGGCGGGAGGCGTGCTGCAGGAGGCCGGGGCTATCGTCGGTGCCGACAAGCGCATCGCGCGCGCCGGCGATCTCGCCAGTGCCGACGCGCTGCGCCGTGGCGGACTTTCCGGTCTGCAGGCCGATGATCTGCGCGGGCGCAATGATCTGTTCGCCGATGGCGTGCTGGGCGAGGATCTCGTAAACACCCATCTGCGGGCCGTGGCCGGCGGTCGTGACTGCACCGTCAGACCCGACGGCGCGGGCGCCGCTCTTGAGGTCAGCAATACCCAGCTCGCCGCTGGCGGTGCGCCGGACGCGGTCCGTCGTACCCGTGAGCGCGATACCCAGGTCGGAGATTTCCATGCGATCGCACGTAAGCTCGACCGCGACGTAGTCCTGGAACGGAGCGATTTGCGCGCAGTAGCGCGTGTGGAGCGCCAGCCCGATGCGCTCGGCATCCTTCGGGTTCGCGTCGTCCCAATCGACCTCTTCGTCGGTGCCGTACAAGGACTTCACGAACTCGCCGGCGGCGTCGTCGGGGGTGATGGGGCTGCCGTCCAGCTTGGCCTGGTCGAAAGCGGCCGTGCCGGCGTGGATGGCCGTGCCCAGGCGCGCGGCGCCGGAGGAGGGCATCCGCATACCCAGCAGGTTCTTGGCTTCCCAGCGGGCGGGGCAGTCGAAGAGTTCGGCCAGGCTGGACGCCCGGATCGGGATGATTCGTTGCATGGTGGGGACTCCGGATCAGTTGGGGGCGTGCGCCGCGGAGGCGGCGTTCGCGGAATAGGTGGTTGCAGCGAGGGTCGGCGATGTGGAGCCTGCGTCGAGGGTCGGACCCAGCGCGCCGGTCATGGCGGCCAGGAACACCGTTCCGCCGACGATGGCGGCGGCATAGGCGGCCAGGTCCAGATCGCGGCCGGTGCGGCGCGCGCGGCGCCAGAAAGCGATGAGGCGGCGGGTCATTGCTGCTCCCCCTTGGCCTTGGCGATGGCGGCGCGGGTAAGCAGGCCGCAGCGCACCATGCACAATTGCCATTCGGTCTTTGCGGCTTGGTAGGACATCTCGCTTTCCCCACGCATGCGCAGTCGAAAGCACGGCCCGGACGTGTGCTGGGCGCTCATGCGTGCCTCGCATAGTCGGAGTCCGGCACGACCACGACGTCGCCGCGGATCTGGAGGGGCACGCCGCGGGCGTCCTGGTACAGGCGCGTCGCGGCGGGATTGACGGGCAGGCCCTTGCTGATGCCGTCGTCATCGACCAGCATCACGTGCACGCGGTCGGCGAGGCGCACGGTGTCCAGCGCGTCGGCGCCGATCATCTGGCAAACGTCCTGGATGGCATGAGGGCCGTGCAGTTCGGTTTCGGCGCCGTCGGCGCGAATCAGCTTGCGGATGGCCTTCATGCCCGGCTCCCTTGCTCGGCGTCGAGAGCGGCCCGGGCGATCTGCGCCAGTTCGGTGTCGCGGTCCCGGTGACCGGTGGCGCCGCCGGCGACCTGCGCCAGCGCAACGCGCATGCGGGCATTGGCCAGGCGCAGCTGGTAGTTCTTGCCATGCAGCACGGCCTCGCCGACCATCTTGGGCTGGTCGTGTTCGGACGCGACGAAGGGGCGGCCCTGCAGCGCCGCCTCGGCGCGGCTGGCGATCCAGCGCAGGCGCCGCGTCTGCGACGAGCTGGCGCGCGCCGTGCGCATGATGTGGTCGAGCGCGTCTTGCAGGACATCGCTCGTCCGCGGAAGTTGTTGGGGAGCGTTCATAGCTGGCGGTTCTCCATGGGTGGCACGCCGGCGCGGATCTGCCGGCTGGGCATGCAGTCGAAAGTGACGCGGGTGGTGGGCGGGAAGACGGCGAGGACGTCGAGGCATTCGGCCTGCGTGGCGAAGCGCTCAACGACCATGACGGGCGGACGGTCGTGGCCAGCGGGCAGGAAGGCCAGCAGCACCCAGAGCGTGGCGGCGGTCATGCGCGACTCCCGAGGGCCATCCGGCATACCTGGCCGGCGCGCTCGGCCTGCTCCTGGCCGAACATGCCGAAATGGCAGATGGACGGCGCGATTCCCAGGGCTTTTGCCAGCCAGGCGTAGGCGGCGTTGCGGTCGTTGCCGAAGCGTTCGCGCGTCAGGCGTTGGAAGACGCCTTTCGCATCTTTTCGAGCGCTGACGGTGGCCCTGCCCGCCATGAGGCCCAGCGGCAGGTCCGTGTCAGGGTGCAGCCCGACGTAGGCTTGGCATTGCGTGCAGCGGTAGACATAGGGCCAATCGCCGAAGGAATGACCGTTGTAGATCTCGCGGTTGTTGGTCAGCTTGACCGGCCCGCTGCAGCAATGGCAGGCCTTGGGCGGCTCGATGCGATCGCGCACACGCGCCAAGGCGCGCCGGGACACGTGGGGCAGGGGAGAAGGCGCCTGCAGCTTGGTCTTATTACGGCTGCGCGGGTCGACGCCGAGGACGGTGATGGTCATGCTTGTGCCCTCCAGGAATCGGCGCGACGTAGGCGTGCCATGACGGCATCGCCCGCGCGGGCCAGGACGTAAGCGAGGGGGATGAGGAAGAGGGCAGCGATCATTTCCGGGGCACCTGATGGGTATCAATCAGCGCCGGATTGGTCGGCTCGAAGGCGATGAAATTCAGGTGCCGGCGCTCATCTGGGTTGAAGGCGAAAAACACCCCGCTTTCGAACGACGATACGAAGCGCAGTCGGTGAAGCGTGACCGCACCCTTGCCCACTTCGACGGTGATCCACGCACCTTTGCGGTCTGTGACCACGATGGAATGCTCTGGTGCGCGGTACTGGAGCATGGTCGGCGTCAACCTACGCTCGATAACTTCCGCGATTCTTGCTGCGGCCCGGCGCGCCTGGACGGCGATGTTCTTTTCAAACTGCGGCGGTCTGACCCCCCGTTTGCTTGCTTGCGACTCAGTGGTCAACGCTTCTTCAATCGACATGCCGCGGTGCAGTCGGTCGCGCAATGTCTTAATGTTGAATTTGCAGTTGAAAAGCACCTTCAAATCCCGAAGGAAGCCGGTGACGCCAAATGCGGTGTACCGCTTGCCGTGCCTTTCGCGGTTGATTTGTCGTCCGTGTGCAAGGCCGCGCATGATTGCTGCCTGCGATTCTTCGCTATAGATGCGCACGCACCCGCGCAAAGACTCATGCAGAGCTTTCCGCGCCAGGCTCTGGCTACCCTGCACAAACTGGATGTCATCCGCGTGCGCGGCATCGATCAGCCTGCGCAGCTTTCTGTTGGATACGCCCAGCAATTGGGCGGTGAATGTGAAGCTATGCCCGCGCCGAGCGTGCTCGCGTGCGCGAAAAATTTGTTCGGCGCTCATATCTGCGCCGTCCCGGTGTCGCGAACGGAGCGCGTGATAAGCAGGCAGGCGCGCTGCAGCAACTCGGCGCGCAGCTGAGCGACGCCATCGGCGCCGGCGCGCTGGTCAAACTGCCATTTGCTGAGCGCGACGAGTGCCACGCCCGATGCGGCTTTCGGGCCGAGGTCGCATTGGAAGGTCTCGGCCCACCACTCAAGGCTTTCGCCAAAGGTGTGCTGCGTGCGGCCGGCGAATAAGTCGCAGAGCACGCTGATGATTTGGTCTTCTTGAAACTCCGGAATTGCTACAGCAGCCTCGTTCGGCAGGTTGCCGAGGGTGGGGGTGTAATTCGGAGCGGCGCGTAGGGCGCTGTGGAGGCCCGCGGCTTCGGGTCTGGTGGCGACCAAGGAGGTCGCTTGCTTGTTGCTGTCCATGGCATGATCCCTGTTGTTCAGCTGCGGTGAAATATGGTCAACCCATAAATGGGCTTTCAAGGGTAATGTTGAGCCCATAAATGGGTTATGTCAACCCATTTATGGGTTTTTAGGCGCAAAAAAAACCGCCACATGGCGGTTGCTTATAGAAACTGAGTTACTTCCTAGAGCCCTGGCTCAATCCTTTTTGGCAGCGTTCCAGCGCCAGATGAAGGGCCATAGAGCCTGCCGTAATATGTATTGCGAACGCGCCGAGACAGCTTCAGGTAGGCGGTCCATCCAAGGGGCATTAGAAAAGCGGCAACTGTTGCGCCACTTGACTGCGAATCAAAGAACTCGCGTGGGGTAACCGCAAGAATGGAGGTCGAGGCAAAGAAAAGCAAAGCGATCGAGACTGGCCCGCAAAACCACAAGGCGCCGATGGCGAAGCTAACCGAACTCGGGACATGTGAATTCCTTAAACGGTATCCGGCAATGAAGCTCACCGCTGCGCTTGCCAAGATGATGCTCCAGGCGGCGATTTTGTAGGTTGTCCACTTAGATATCTGCAAGAGAGACGGATACAAACGTTCGATTTCCGCAAATCCCGCCCAATTTTCGCCGATCGCTCGCAATGGCGACAGCGCCATCAGTGCGATCACAAGCAACAATAGCCAGCCTCCAACGCCGGACGGGCCAGGGTCGTAAGCAGGCAGAGCGTCGGCTGCATTTTTTCTAGTTGATCTCCTGAGAAAGCTAGGGAAACCAATGAGGCCATCGCGTCCGGAATCGTTTCCAGAGAAGCCCGCAATCACCCAAGCGCAAGCCTGTAGCATCGCAAACGCGCCTAGGCCGAGTAGAAAGAGCGCCCAGGAATCTGATCTGGAGCCGGTTTGGGATGCCGCGCCGATAACCCCAGCGATAAGCGCCGCCCATGCTACCGTCGAAACGACTCGGACGATTCTTCTTAACCCCTCACCCGTGCTCATAGCGACCCCTCCGACCGCATAACTAGAAACGAGATCTTCATTTAGTTACATATTTGCTAAAACTTTATCACGAGACCAGACTAGTGTGAGCTGGGTCCGCTCAGGCGACCTTCTTTGGTGCACCGCTTTTTGTAAGGGCGGCCTTGTGCCGCTGAACCTTAGCCTTCGCGAGAGAGACTACTTCGTCACGTTCTTCTTGCGGAACAAGGTTGAAGTCGGCTGCGGAAATCCCAGGAAGGGGCCACGGCTCCTGCTGACTTGAACCTGCTTGGTTGCGAGCCTCATCAGGGGCAGGGTGTAACAACTCCCATGGTTCTAGCCCACATGCACGCGCCAATTCGGCAAGGTTGTCGACCTTCAGTGCCACTTCCGCGCGGCGCACGCGATCAATGGTCGATCTGCCCACTCCGGAGGCCACAGCTGCGGCTTCGTTTGAGGCGAATTTCTTTCCCGGGCCGATTAACCGGTTGAGATTGTCTGCAAGGATCTTCATAGCGCGTTTACCCATGTTTGGGAATATGCCGGGATTCGAAGCCCAAGTGTGGGTTGACGCAACCCATAAATGGGTTGAAAATGCTCTGCATGAAACATGCCGAAATCCTCCCCCCCATCCTGGCCCGGCTCCGCGAGCTCAAGCATTCTGATCTTACGGAGGTTGCCCAGCTATCTGGCGTGCCTGAAAGTACCTTGCGCAAGTTGCGATACGGGGACGTCAAAGATCCACGGGTCCACACAGTGCAGGCGCTGTGCAATTACTTCGCAGCCCTGGACCACTCGACGACAGTTCGGGAGGAGGCGGCGTGATGGTCGGCTACTACCTCCGCCGGGTTCTTTCCCTGTTAGCCCGACACTGCGGCGGCCAGGTTCTTCCGTTCCGGGCGCCGAAGCGCGCGCCGGATGTCCGATATGACCCGAAGCAGTTTCGGAGACTGTGATGAGCAAAGCCATTGAAGCGGGCGAAATCCCGCACGACATCCAGCATGACGTGATTTCGCAGGCCGTCCTGGCGGCTACAGAGGCCGCTCGCCTTGCGGCAGACGGTGACGCACTGAAAGCCGCCCGCGCCGTTGCCGAGGCGGGCGCTCTTGCGTGGCTCGTGCTTAACGGATTTACTCCGGCGAGCCCTTCACCTTCTGTTCGTGATTCTTCGAGAACTCTTCCATGAAGGCCCAGATCGTTTCGGCCAATTGTCTTCCTTCGTGGGCCGAAGGTTGCCGAGGTCCGAACAAGTTCGGTTGCGTTTCCAGCACCTTGAACAGCACTTCGCGAGCGCGAGTGTATTGCCTTGCTTCCATGAGGACCCCTCCTGTGGGGAAAGTTGGTAGTGCTTGGTACCCACGCCCGGGAATCCCGGGCAACGCCGATCGTAGCCGTAGGAAGGAGTTCTTGCCAGTTTCGGACCGCCATGGCGCAAAGTACGGTCGCCCAGGTCGTGCAGTCGCGCGCCGACTGCAGTTCCCAGTAGACATTCATCACTGCGGTGTCGCTGGGATCTACCAAGTCGAGGGCGGCCATGCGTGAAGTCGAAATTCGACCCTCCGCGCTCCTGTTCCATAACGGTCGGACCGTCTTGGCCGTGCAGACGGGCGAGGACGGCTTCTGGCTCGAACTAGGCGCTGAGGCCGGCTTTGCTCTGTTCACGAGGCTATCCCGAGAAGACTTCCTATTGCAGCGAGTGCTCCCGGGCCTGATTCCAAGCTCTTATCCACTAGCTTCAATACGAGGTGTTTTGTGGTCTCGGCAGGCAGCGATCGAAGCTGATCGGTCCATCGCTTCTTTTCTTGCGGGGGAAGATCCGATGCCAGGATCTTCGCCTCGATCAGTTGCTTGATGGTGTCGTCATGAAGCTTGATCGTCACGACCCCCAGGATCGCGGACAGGCCGCCGTCATCTTCAAGGAAATCAAGGCCGCGGTATGTGATGTACAGCGATACCCCTCCGGACATGAGGTGCCAGGACACCAGCCCGTGGGCATCAAGGTACAGGCAGTTTGCGCGGAAATGGTCCTCGCCGTACTTGGCCGTGAGCCGATGCCAATCTGCCTGGGCCATGTCCGAAGGATACGTTTCTTTCAGTGCTTCAAGGACTTCACGTTGCAGGGCTCGGTCGAGTTTCATAGTGCTTGCCTAGGGGTTAGACGTGGAGAGGCGCGATGCAGCGATTCTAAGGGGCTGGAACTGGCCGCTCATTCGCGCCGCCACGCCCTAATGCATGCTTGCCGGCGCCGCCGGCGCAGGCCCCACGCCCGCGCGGTCGTCCGTCTCCATGCACAGCCGATCAAACACGGCGCGCACCGTGGCCTGGTCTGCGTCGCCGACGACGTGGTCTGCGATCTCCTTCGCCAATTTCAGCAGCGCCATCGTGGCCTGCGCTGCATCGCCTTTTCCACGCACATCCATTTCCGTTCCCCCCGTTTCTGCTGCTGTGGGGGAAATGTAACTGTCCGGAGTACCTGACGCATGCGACATGAATCGCACAAAACCCTGATTGCCATCCTGCGGGAGCACACGTCGGCGTGGCGCAAGTCGCTGGACTGGTCCCGCGAGACGATGGCCGAACACATGGTGGCCGCGCACGATCGTCTGAATGGCCCCGCGGCGACCGGTCTCCGCTTCGAGCCCAGCACGCTGGACACCTTCGGGCGCCTGAAGGTGAACGCCGACCGCATCTTCCGCTGGCTGGACGACGAGTCGAAGGACTCGAATCTGCTGCCGGCCAACTTCATCCCGTCGATTCTGAAGGCCATGCCGCACGACCGGCGCCGGCATTGTGTCGACGATATCCTGCGCCCGCTGGGCCTGGCCGTGCGTACGCTGGCGCTGGACGGGCGCGACCTACTCGACCAGAGCCAAGTCACCAACCTGATGCGCGAGCAGACGGAGGCGGCAGCCGCGGCCGTGTCGCTGTTGCACGTGGACTCGACGCCGGCGCAGATGATCACGGCGCACCGCGAGGTGTCCGAATCCATTGTGGCCGCGCGCAATGTCCGTGCGTCGATCGAGCGGCAGATGGCGCACGCCGGGGTCGACGTGCCGGCGAAGGAGGCGGATCCGTCATGAGCCGCTCAAGGGTTGCCGTACAGCTCCTGCCCAGACGGTGGACGTGCGTATTTCGCAGCGAGCTTCTTGCATGTCTCAGTTGCGACGAAGATATGATCCACTGCGTCGGAAAGCTCGTTCCCAAGTTTCTGCGTGTATCCCCTGGGGGCTGCCGATGGATCGACTATTCGCCTTATCGCACGGCACGCTATGTCCGCTTCGGCCAGTCCGTGGGCAATTCGATGTGCGGCATGTTGTTCCAGTGGAACGAGATGCATCAGCTGCTCAAGCGTGAGGTCGATTTCAATCGCTTCGAGTTTTTCTCTCATCGCAAGTATGCCCGAGCTCTCTTCCTTGGCGAAGAATGCAGCCGCACAGATGCCGCGAAGCTCTTCGCAGTAGCGTTCGAGCTTTGGGGTGAGGTATGCGGCGTAGAGTGCAGCCATCGCGATTTTGTCACGCTTGCTCCGGCGCGACTCTCTACCGGCGACCCACAATGCGATGACCGCGGCAAGAAACGTTGCGATTGCGGCAGCCCAGGCGGCCCAGGTTTGACCTGCGGCATCGGGCCAAGGCCAGGAAGGCCAGCCCCTGATAGCAATCGCTGTACCGAGAGCTACACCCGCGATTGCTATAGCTTCAGGAAGCCAAATGCAACTTGCTTTCATTTCTTGCCTAATCGAGAAATTGACGAAGCTCTATGTTCACCGTTGAGCGCAGTATCTCTGCCTCTCCACTCTGTTCCGTTGCCATATGCGGCATCGGTGTATATCGATCACCAGCACTGGGTCGACTATAGCTATACATCAGTTCCGCTTCGGCGCTCTGCGGTCACACGATCGATCATTGACAGTGGGGGCGTATGGAAATTGACTCTCGAGTTCCGCCTCCAACAGGGCAAGTCTCTCGCGATACTCGCGGAGCAGTCGCTTAGCTCGATGATGCGCACCAGCCGCCTCGGGCGTTCCCATCGTGGATGCTTTCGCGAAGTTCAAAATTGCAGCTGCGTCCTCGCGGATGCTGAAGGCAGTCGTAACTCTTGCCGCCGAGCCCAATTCATAAATTGGAGTGGAGTCAAAAGCGCGTATGGCTGCATCGAAGGCGTTGTCCTGAGATTCTCGCCAGAGTCCGGTGAAGCCCTCTGTGGTGAGCGCCTCCAGCGCAGTGAGTGTCGATCTGCTCTCTCGAAGTACTACGGCAACGATAGTGCGGATACTGTTCTGCCTTTCCCGAAGCCGTTGATCATCACGTTGTCGGCCAACTTTAATCTGGTTACTCGCGATCAGCGAAGCTCCAACGATGGCCGCGCAAGATCCAATTGCTTGTACCCAGCTCGCGAGTTCGCTGCTGTTCGTCGGAAGGATATCTCCGGAAGGGGGCCAGTAAAACAACGTAGCCAGTCCAATAATCAGAACAAAAAGGAGGGCGCACGTGGCACCAATCCCCAAAATCATGTAAGCAGTTTTCTGTGTCACGTTGAGCCTCTGCCGATTGCAATGGAATGTTACCTCGCAAAGGTACTGACATGACCAGCGGTGAGTTCGACGAACCGCTTACTTCACCCGATTGTGACCTGCGGGATTTCGCCTTCATGCCGCTGGACGTGGCGCGCCTGCGGGATAGCGACCTGGCCATTCAGGTCGGGGCCGAGGAATTCCGAGCCGCGGTGCTGCTTTGGTGCGCGGCTTGGCACCAGGTGCCGGCGGCGAGTCTGCCCGACGACGACAAGGCCCTGGCCGCGCTCGCGGGCTATGGTCGCGTCGTGGCCGAATGGCGCAAGCACCGCGAGGGCGCGCTGTACGGCTGGGTGAAGTGCGACGACGGGCGCCTGTACCACCCGGTGGTCGCTGAGAAGGCCCGCGACGCGTGGCAGGCGAAGCATAAGCACGCCCACGACAAGCTGGTGGATCGCGTCCGGAAAGCCAACAAGCAGCGCGAACAGCAGCAGCTTCCACCCTGGATTGTTCCGCCGCTTGAGGACTGGATTGCCGCCGGCTTTCCGCTGGAAAGTGAACTTTTTCCGACGGAAAGCAAGGACGCTTCCAGCGGAAACGTTCGGAAGAATCAAAAGCAATCCCCTGGAAATCCTCCGGAAAACGCTCTTAAGGGAGAGGGACAGGGAGAAGGATATAAAAAAGACATAGCGGCAGCGGCGTCTCTCGCGCACGCCCGTGACCCTGTGGACAACCTTCCGCCGCCGCCCGCCGCGGGTGTCGAATCCACTGCTGCGCACTTCGCGCAGCTGCTGGACCGCTGGGAGCGGGAGCGTGGCAAAGCCGGCGCGTTCCACCCTGGGGATCCGTTGCTGCTCGCCTGGGCTGACGCCGGCGTGACCCATGCCGAGCTACAGGCCGCCCACACCAAGGCGGTGAAGCGCCGGGTGAAGGCGAACGACCAGGCACCCGTCAACGTGGGGCTGCTCGACGCGATCCTGCCCGAGGTACGGGTCAAGCCAGGGGTGACCAGCGCTGTCGCACGCGCCGAGACGCGCCAGGATCCTGCCGCCTGGGCATTGACCTGGTCGGGTCTGGTCGCGCGGGGCGCCGAGCTTGGAGTCGTCCAGCAGCAGGGCGAGCTTGATCCGGTGTTCAAGGCCCGCGTGCACACCGCGGCGGGCCTGACCGATGCCGACCGTGCGCGGCTCTTCGCGGACTACGGGGTGCGGGTATGACCGGCACCGTTCGATGCGTCGCCTGCGAGCGCTTCACCTTGCGCGAATCGACGAAGTACGCCGAGCTGGGCCTGGGCCGCTGCTTCGCGATGGCCGATCGCCCGGGTACTTTCGTCAGTCCGAACTATCGCCGGCAGTGCCCGGATCACCAACCTGCGTCGGCGGAAAAGACCGCCGCGCGTATCGAATGGCTGCGCGACCAGCGCAGCGATGGAGCATGATGTTGGAACCCATCGTTTTCACCGTCCCGGGCGTACCCAAGGGGAAGGGCCGCGCGAAGTCCAGTTCGCGCATCGGCCGGGATCCCCGGACCGGCGCGCAGCGCGTGTTCACGCGCCACTACACGCCCGAGGCCACGGCAGCGTATGAAAGCCTAGTCAAGCTGGCGGCGGCAAAGGCCATGGCTGGACGCGAGGCCTATACCGGGCCGATACGGCTGGATCTGGCCATCGTGCTGCCGATTCCGCAGTCCTGGTCCGGCGTGCGCCAGCGCCGCGCTGCGGCCGGTGAGATCGCGCCCACGGTGAAGCCCGACGCCGACAACGTGGAGAAGGCCATCAAGGACGGCCTGAACGGCGTGGTGTACCGCGACGACGTCCAGGTCGTGCAGGACAGCAAATCCAAGATCTACGGTGCCGTGCCGGGCGTCAAGGTCGTGGTGACCTTCCTCGAAGGGATTGAGCCCGCCCAAGGAGTGAAAAAACATGCGCCGTGAAGCCGGAACCTTTTCGTGCCCTGAACACGCGATCGCCGTGGCCTACCTGATGCTTGCCTACCCGATCGAGCCGAAGAACCCGACGCAGCTGATCTGCGAGGCCTTGCAGGATCTGTTCGACGTGGAGTACGAGCGCAAGCCCTTGTCGGGCCTGTCGCCCCATGACTGGCACGCGCAGGCCGTCTTCACAGTCAAGGTGCTGGAGCGGACGCTGGGCGATGGCATCGGCTTTCACATCCTGCAGGCGCAGTACGGCACGGGCGAGAGCGGGGCCGCCAGCGCGCGGCGCGTGTCGGAATGGTTGAACCCGGAGGCGCCGGCGGACAGCCGGGAGCGGGAGGTGACGGACATGCTGACGGCGCATATCCTGCGGGGCAGGCCGCGGCTGCGTGACCTTTGCGATCGGTTCGACCTACCGTACTCGGCTCTACAGCGGCCGGGCAGCGCCTACCGCGTTCTGGTTGAGGGCGCGCGCCGTGCGGCGCTGCTGCGTCTTGATATTAGGCTGCGAGAGGCGCGCATCATTTGCACGGACTTTCCGCCTAGCGTTGGGACAGAGGCTGGTTCAAGCGTTTGCTTAACCGTTTAACTGCCCTAAAGGATATCTACAATCGGCTCCCGATTTATTAGTTGGAGCAGCCGGTGAATCGCAAGCAAAAGAAAAGAAGGGAGTCGCAGAAAGGGACGCAGTCTCAGTCACAACATGCGTCCATCGCCAACCTGCAAGCCGCGACAGCGATCAAGCGAGGAGAGACCAAAACCGATAGCTCGGACGACCTTGATTCACGGGAAATTCCGGTGATTCTGTTGCTGGCATTTCTTGGCGTCGTACCACTCGGTGCTGTCCTGGCGACGAATACACAGCCCTTCTATGAGTACGTGTTGAACGCCGATAAGCGTGTGGGCATTTTCAGCTACGCCTCGTTCTGGCTATCGGCAGCTGCGGCACTTGCTGCTGGTCGTGGAGTGCTACGCAGCAAGGCAGCTGAGGCCGCTGTATTCAAAGACTCGGACTATTACTGGGAAGGGGCTATTTTCATCTTCGCGGCAGCCGTCTGCGCCGCGCTCGCGGTCTCCGATCACCCGAGCACGCCCACACTGTTCTTTTGGCTCTTGCTAGCTCTCAGTGTTGCTCAAGTCTGCGTCAGTTGCATAGCGCTTTCTCGGCAGCGTGGCCGGACAGCGGAGTGGAGGAGAGCAGCGTTACTTCGAGTGCCCCTGCTTTTGCTTTTGTTCGGGGCGCTGGCAGGATATGGGTACCTCACTTTTACCATTGCCGCTTGACAGGCTGAATCAAAGTGAGCAGAATTCGCCCAGACTCGTAGCAAGTACGACCTGATGAAACGCCCCGGCCGAAACCGGGGCGTTTTTTATTTGCACTGCTTGAGTGCAATATCGACGATGGTGTCGACTCGTTTTCGCACCTGCTCCTTCACGCTGTCGGGGGTCCTTTCCCCCGCGTAAAGCTGGCTTAGCATGTCGTGCACAGTTGCACGCCCTTTCTCGAGGACGGCGGGATCTCCCTTTGTCGTCAAGAACAAGAGCAGACCAAGGACCGATGCGTCTGCGGTGGCGTTGGCAATGTAGGTATTGAGGAGGTCCGCACCTGAATTCGACATTCCAGCTCCCAAGTAAATCAATTGCTACATGAAAGAAGACGGCGACGGCCGAGCGGCGGCAACCGCGCGACCGACAGCCGACCCACGGAGTAAGCCGTGAGTGACCCGAGGCCGTCCCACCTGTACAGGCGGGGGCAACGGTAACATGTTTTCAAAAATCGATCGTGGCTAGGAAGGCAGATTGGCCCAGTACGAGGTGGAGCCTGTATTGAGTCGGGGCGATGCTGATGATGGCCCTTCAATCACCTCACGCGACCTCAGATGTCGGACGCTTCGGAGCCCCTCTGATCAGCGCTTGAGCGATTTCATTCGTGAGTGCGGGAATGTCCTCTAGCCGCTGGCCACGGATCACCTCTGCTGGCTGAAGATCTTCAATCGATTCGTCTTCTGCGCCTGGCAACAATATGACGACCATCCGCGCGCTTCGAAGGTTGGATTTGAGATAAGAGCGATACTCGATTGAGTTCTTCCAGTTCGGTCCGAAGAAGACAAACGCATGAGGTGGCCCCAAGAACATTTGATTCGGTCTAACTAGCGCGCAGAACGGTAGGACTTTGATTCGAGCTTCGCGAAGTCGTTCAGAGATATCAGTCAGCTTACGAATGAGGTGGTCATCGCTCATCTCGTAGCTGACAAACATGCAAGTAGTGAGCCACGTAGTATGCCCAATGGATTCGGGGGTAAGGAGATCGGGGCTGCAAATTGCTTCGACGAATCGAGTGCCGTAGTCGGTCAGCTTTTTTTCATGAACAAGGCCACGCTGCTCGATCACGCGATACCCGTAATGATTGGGGTCATTGGGATCGACGGGCACAACATCGCTGGATAACGACGGCCCTTGCGCGGGGATTATGGCGTGTCTTTGAGCAATGTAGCTGGTTCTAAGTACTTCAATTTCATGGATCGAGATTTCCTTCAGGGCAAGAATCATCGGCCTGATATATGGCTTGCGTAGCGTTCCTTCTGTCAGCGTTCGGGCGAGATTGGCGTAGTAGGCTGTTTTTTCGTCTTCGATATCATTTAGCAACGCTGCCAGAATCGCTTCGAAGTCAGCTTCTACAGCATCACTGGCTCCGAGAGGTTCCGATTTGGTGGCCGTTGCTCCGCTCAATAGCGCCCGGCAAAACTCTTCTATTCGTTGCGCCTCCCTTGCTTGGGCTCGCGCCTTTAAATGGGCCGTCAGCTTGCGACCAAAATCCAGTGCTTGACCAGCGGCTGGGACGAGAAAATCTGCAATGGCGGCCATCGCGCTCATGGCAACGTCGATCCCTGATCCGTCCTGTTCTTTTTTCGCCTGATCCATTTTGGACGTCATAAACGCTCCCAGTTTGTGATATCGAATCGATGGGAATCGTACTCCATGGTGAATAAAACTGTCGTGCTGAGACGGCCCGCATCGCCCGATCCGTCGGCCCGACTCGTGCCAGCGCCCGACCTGCTGGCCTGGGTTGGGCAGACCATCCTGGCTTCGAGCGGCCCGCTTCACAATCCGGACCACGCCCATCTGGTGGGTGCAGACCTGGCATTCCTTTGGGCGCCGGCGGCTTTCGAGAAGGCTGGCCGTACTGTGCTGGGACAGGCCGAACAGGTTATGTTCCGCGCCGGCGGCTGGCAGAAGGCCCGCCAGGAGCAGCAGATGATCGAGTGGTTCGGCCGCGTGCCGGCCTTCCTGATCACCCTGGCGGCGGACTACAGCCGGATTTGCACCGACGCGGAATTCTGCGCGCTGGTCGAGCATGAGCTGTACCACGTCGGCCACGCGCGGGACCCGTTCGGCGCGCCGGCATTCGACAAGGAGGGCAGGCCGAAGCTGCGGATAGTCGGGCACGACGTGGAAGAGTTCGTCGGCGTGGTGGAGCGGTATGGGCCGTCGGCTGACGTTCGACGACTCGTAGCGGCCGCCGGCGCCGCGCCGGCCGCGCCGCGGCTGGATATTGCCCGGGCCTGTGGCTGTTGCCTCAAGGCCGTTTAATTGCCATCTCTTTTCTTGATTGCGTTCTTGGCGCGATCGGGTAATGCACTGAATAGCTTGGCGATTCGCTCCTTTTGAGCGATCTGTTGATCCACAATGAAGTTGATCAATTCAAACGAGGCGGCTACTAGTTGTGGATTTCCCTCGATGTCCATTTCGCCAGGGTGTACGGCATTATTACCTGTCACCCGTAGTACATCTAGCGCTTGCTGTGCGTCCACAGGCAACCCCGCTTGTACGAGCGCTTTGATATCGTCGTTGATGTTCTCCCCCTTCTGTTCTAACGCTATACACAGCTTTTGCACAACGAGGCGCAATAACGCGGCGGCGCCCCTGGGCGATCGCGCTGCGATGGCGCGCGCTTCGTCGTAGTCGGCAATGCAGCTTGCGGGCATGGAGGGGTGGGGGGGAGGGGCGGTGGTTTGTGGCGGATCCAGCATGATCTCTGGAACACCGTCTTTCCAAACCGAAAAGTCGGTGCAGCGTGAGCATTGTGCTGCGTACCAGGGGATTACGTGTCCCAGGCCGTTCACCGTAAGTTTTCTCCATTCCATGTGTGCGTGCGTGCCGCATCGCGGACAGTGAAATGCCTCTGATTCAAAAGCAGGGGGCGTAAAGGTCATATCTCTCTCCTCGGTAGTTGCAAGTTTTTACACTAATCCAGTGAATTTGGAGCGCTCATGGCAACGCTGGGCGAGCACCACAAACGCTTCATCGTCCAGGCCTTGGCGTGCTGGGACACCCCCAGTCAAGTTGCGGAGGCGGTCAGGGACGAATTCGGCCTGGACGTGCCGCGCATGCAGATCGCGCAGTACGACCCGACCAAGGTGGCCGGCCAGAAGCTGGCCAGGAAGTGGGCAGACCTGTTCGAGGCCACGCGCAAGCGCTTCCGGGAGGAGGTGGCCGAGATCCCCATCGCGGACCAGGCCTTCCGGCTACGAGCGCTGGGCAAGATCTACGAACGGCATATCAGCCGGGGCAACGTCGTCGGCGCGGCCGGCGTGCTGGAGCAAGCCGCCAAGGAGGTGGGCGGCGCATTCACGAACAGGCGGGAGCACACGGGCGCCGGCGGCGGCCCCATAGAACAGAAAACGGTGGTGGTCGATGGAAAAGAAGTCGCCGCCGCCGTCGCCGAGCTCAACCGCGACTATTGATCCCGCTGTCCTGCGCGCCACGGCCAAGGCCATGTGCGAGCAGGATCACCTATTCTTCAGCCGGTATTTTTTCAAGCACCGCCAGGCCATCAAGTTCCGGGTCAACTGGCACCATGAACTGATCGCCGAGAAGGTGCAGGCCGTCATCGACGGCCGCATCAAAAACCTGGTCATCAACGTGCCTCCGGGCTCGTCCAAGACCGAGCTGGTCGCCATTAATCTCATGACCCGCGGCCTGGCGCTGAATCCGCGCGCCCGGTTCCTGCACATCAGCTACTCCGACGACTTGGCGCTGCTGAACTCGCAGACGGCCAAGGAGCTGGTTCAGTCGGGGGAGTTTCAAGAACTGTGGCCGCTGAAGGTTGCCGCAGACGCGAAGAGCAAGAAACGTTGGAACATCGAGGTCAACGGCCGGAAGGCCGGCGGTGTCTACGCGGTGTCGCTGGGGGGCCAGATCACGGGCTTTCGCGCCGGCCACATGGCGGAAGACTGGCAGGGCGCCATCGTCATCGACGATCCGCTCAAGGTTGGCGATGCCTACAGCAAGCCGCGGCGCGCCAAAGCGAACCGCGACCTGATCGCCACGGTGAAAAGCCGTCGGGCCAACCCCGACACGCCGATCATCGTGATCATGCAGCGCCTGGCGCAGGAGGATGTGACCGGCTTCATTGAGGCCGGGAACCTCGGGCCGGACTGGGAACAGGTCGTTATCCCGGCGCTCATCGACGACGAGTATGTCGCCGGCTTGCCGGCCGAACTGCGGGCGAAGGTCGACAGTAGCGTCCGGGACGACAAGGGACGATTCAGCTACTGGCCGTACAAGGAGCCGCTGGCGGAGCTGCTCGCCATGGAGGCGGGAGCGGGCGCAGACAAGGAAGGCGGGCGCATCAGTCGCTACGTCTTCTCGGCGCAGTACCAGCAGCGTCCGGCGCCGCTGGGCGGGGACCTGATCAAGGGTTCCTGGTTCGGGCGATACACAGTGCCCCCACGGATCGTCGCGCGTAAGGTGTTCGCGGACACCGCGCAGAAGACCGCCGAGCGCAACGACTACAGCGTTTTCGAATGCTGGGGCCTGGGCGACGACGGCAAGATCTACCTGCTGGACCTGCTCCGCGGGAAATGGCAGGCGCCGGAACTCAAGCGCCGCGCTCTGGACTTCTGGGCCAAGAACAAGCCGTTCAACCCGAAGCTGTCGGCGCCGCTGCGCCAGCTCGTCATCGAGGACAAGTCCAGCGGGACCGGCCTGATTCAGGACATGGGCGCGGACGGCAAGATCCCCGTCAGGGGCGTGCAGCGCGACCGGGACAAGCTAACGCGGCTCATGGACGTGCAGAGCTACATCGAGGCGGGCCTGGTCTGCATCCCGGAAGAGGCGCCTTGGGTGGCCGACTTTGTGGCCGAGTGCGAGGCCTTCACGGCGGATGACTCGCACGCGCACGACGACCAGGTCGACCCGATGGTCGACGCCATCAACGACATGCTCGCCACGGCGGGCAGCAACCTAGGGCGCTTCCAGGCGCTGGCAAGCACATGATGAACCAAGACGGCTACCTTAGTGCGGTGCTGGGTCCGGCCATGCTCGACGCGGCTGCGGTCGGCTTTGGCGCGATGGACGACCTGGCGATGTATGCCGAGGGCGGCCTGCCGGCGCGCGTGGTGGACATGGTCCCGGACACAGCGGTGTCGCGCGGCGTGGATATCACTGGGGATGACCGTGTGCGAGGGGAGCTGGACCGCTTGAAGGCGCTTCCCGCGCTCGCCGATGCTTGGCGCTGGGCGCGGCTGACCGGCGGCGGCGCGATTGTCGTCATCGCGAAGGACGGGCACGCGCTGCGTGACCCGTTGAATCTCGAAGGCCTGGACCGGCTGGAGGAACTGAAGGTTTTCACGCTGGACGACGTGTCGGCCACCGACAGGCGCTATTCGGACCCGAACGAGGCCAACTTCGGCATGCCCGAGGTTTACCGCGTGCGGACGCAGACTCCTGGCGCTGTCGCGGCCGAGTTCTTCGTCCATGAAAGCCGCTTGATCGAGATTCCGGGCGATCCGCTTCCGGCCAAGCTCAACCGCAAGGGCATACCTTGGGCCGGGCGGCCGGCGGTGGCCAGGGCCTTCCGTGCCATTCGTCGCTATGGGGAGGGCTTGCATTGGGCGCTCCGCTTGCTGGAAAAGAAGCAGCAGGCCGTCCACAAGATGAAGGGCCTGGCCGAAGCGATCGAGGCCGAACTGGAGGTGGCCGTCCGAAAGCGGGTGGAGATGGTCGACTCGGTCCGGAACGCGCTCAACGGGGTGGCTGTGGACTCCGAGGACGATTATCAGATCCTCAGTTCGGACATGGGGGGCGTCAAGGACGCCCTTGCGGAGTTCCAGATTGCTGTTGCCGCGGAAACTGGGATCCCCGTGACCCAGATTTTCGGTCGGTCGGCCGCCGGGCTGAACGCCACGGGCGATGGCGACCTGGAGGCTCTCTACAACACGGTGGCCATGGGCCGAGAGGTGAAGGTCAATCCCGCCCTGGAGCGCCTTGTGTCACTGATCCGGGCGCAGCGCACTTTGGCCGCCGGCGCTGGGGGGCAAAGCGAGGCTTGGTCCATTACCTGGCCAGCGCTCAAGCCGGTGACGGCGAAGGAAGCCGCCGAGGTCCGGAAGGCGAACGCCGAGGCCCAGGCGCGCGAAATGGACGCCTTGAGCACGGCGGTGGATAACGGCCTCAGCCAGGAACAGGCGTTCCAGTACATGCAACAGGAAGGGCTCTATGGCCTCACCCCCAACGCCGGCGGCCAGTCGGCGAAGTCGTACGCCGCGGCCACCTAAGCAATGGCGCTATCCCCTGGGCGAGGAGCGCGACTACATGCGCGCGCTGCGCACACAGGCGGAAGCCACCGTCCTGGCGGTCGAGCGCTACGTGCTGCCCGCGCTGCCGAGGGTGCTACGCCAGGATGACCTGCGCAACACGCCGGAAGGCGATGAGGGCTGGTTCGAATCGTTGCGCCGGGCATTCATGGAGGCCCTCGGCGCCGCCGAAGTGGCGGACGGGAACGCGCAGGGGCTGGTCGCGATGGTCGCCCAGCGCGTCGAAAAGTACAACCAGGAGCAGTTCCACCGCATGCTGCGGCGGGCCTACGGCGTGGATCTGTTCAAGGCCGAGCCAGGCCTGGGCAGGATCTTGCGACCCTGGGAAGCCGAGAACATTGGCCTCATCAAATCGATCCCGGAGCAGTACCTAAACACGCTCCATGGGCGCGTGGTGGCCGCGGTACGTCAGGGCACGTCCCTGCGGGACATGACGACGCAGATCCGGGAAACCTACGACCTGCCGCGCAAGCGCGCCGAGCTGATCGCTCGCGACCAGATCGGCAAGCTGAACGGCGACCTGACCGAGTACCGGCAAACCAACATCGGCGTCAAGAAGTACAGATGGCGCGGCGTGATGGATGAGCGCGAGCGCGACGAACATGTCGCGCGCGAGGGGCAGGAGTTCGAATGGGATAGCCCTCCGGCCGATGGCCACCCCGGTAAGCCGATCCGTTGCCGGTGCTGGGCCGAGGCTGTTCTGCCGGCGCTCGATGACCTGGACGCTCTGATAGTCCACTGAGGATAGAACCATGGTTATGCGATATGACCGGGCACCGTTGAAAGCGACCCGGACGGACGAGGGCTACCTCGTCGACACGCCGGTGCTGACCCGCACGGGCGTTTTCGAGTACCGGGACGGCGCGGGGAAGGTCCGGCGCGAGTACCGGCCCCCGGAAGAAGTATTCAGCACCGATTCCATGAACAGCCTGCGGGGCAAGCCCATCACGGACGGCCACCACGGCGTCGTCACGGCAAAGAACGTTCGCTCCCACATGATCGGGACCGCGCTGTCGGAAGGGCGCCAAGACGGTCCTGAAAACATGGTTGGGGACATCCAAATTTTCGACACCGGCCCGGTGGATGCGGGCAACAAAGAACTGTCCCTGGGCTATGAGTTAGAGCTCGAAGAGACTCCGGGCGTTTTGCCGACCGGCGAGCGCTACGACGCCATCCAGAGAAACATCCGATACAACCACCTGGCGGTGGTGAAACGCGGCCGGGCGGGTAACGCGCGGCTCAACCTTGACGCGGCAGACGCCGTAACGAAAACCGAAGAGGAAAATGACATGACCATGGTCAAGATCCGCCTCGATTCCGGCCTGTCGTATGACGCCGCGCCGGAAGTCGAGCAGGAATTGAACCGCCTGCGCACCGAGCTGAAGGCCGCCACCGCCAAGGTGGACACCGAAGCGGCGCGGGCGGACAGCGAAATGGCGCGCGCCGATGCGGCTGAGGCGGGCATTGCCAAGGCGCGCGAGGATGCGCAGGGCGCCGCCTTGGCGCGCGTGAAGCTGGAGGCCACCGCCACCCAGCACAAGGTGGAGTTCAAGGCCGACACCGCCGACCGCGCGCTGCGTGAAGGTGTCATCAAGGCCATCCGCGGTGATTCCTTCGATATGGTGGGCAAGTCCGACGGCTACGTGGAAGCGGCCTTCGATCTGGCCGTCAACGATGTCCAGGCCCGCCAGGATGCGGTCGCGAATCAGCGCCGCGAGATGGGCGGTGGTCAACAGCCGGCGCCGGCCGGCAAGCAACGCGCCGATGGCGCCGAGCCGCCCGCGTCGGCGCGCTCGGCTCGCCAGGCCTATCTCTCGAACCTGAAGCAAGGAGGCGAATAATGCCCCCCATCTATGACGACCGCATGGACGTAGCCTACGCCGGCATGAAGGCGGACCTGGGTTACGACGACGTCGAGACCTGCGCCGCTGCCGGCAACATTCTCCCGGGCGTGATCGTGGGCGACACCACCGGCGAGCGCATCGTCGCCGGTCCGGGCTCGCGCATCCGCGGGCTGGCCCTGCACACGCACACGGTCCCCCGCGATAGCGGCTATCGCGAGTTCGATGCGGTCAGCGTGCTGCGTGTGCGCCGTGGCTGGGCGAAGGTCACCACCGGCGGTGCCGTCACCAAGGACGGCCCCGTGAAGTGTGCGGCGGACGGCACGGTATCCGATGCCGGCGCCACGGCGGTGCCGAATGCCGTGTTCCGCTCTGGCGTGGTCGATGTGGCCGGCGGCAAGATCGCTCTGATCGAACTGCACGCGCCGTTCGCGCAAGCCCCTGCGGCCCCCTAAACCCCCGCGAAACTGATCAACCCAAGGCCCCGAAAGGGGCCTTTTTCATTGGGAAAACCATGGACAAACACGAGCATTACGACGAGGCCGACCTGCCGGCCGTGAAAAAGATCGTCGTGGCGCTGGCCGGCATGCGCGAGGACGAAGGCCTCTTCACGGCCCGCCAGCTGGACTACGTCAAGACGCGCACCTATGACAAGAAGCTGCCGCCCATGATCGGCCTGCAGCTGGTGCCGATCTCCACCGAGGTGCCGGAATGGGCCGAGACCTTCACGTACTCCATGTACGACGAGGTCGGAATGGCGAAGATCGTGGCGAACTATGCCGACGATCTTCCGCGCGCCGATGTAAAGGGCGAGGAAAAGGTCGCGCAGATCAAGAACATCGGCGACTCCTACGGCTACAGCGTGATGGAGCTGCGCGCGGCGGCAGCCAACCGTACCGACCTGCCCACGCGCAAGTCGATGGCGGCGCGCAAGGCCGTCGAGATCAAGCTGAACCAGATGGCCCTGATCGGCGACACGAAATTCGGCCTGTACGGCCTGGTGAACCACCCCAACGTGCCGCTGGTGGTGGGCCTGCACGGCGACTGGCTGAACCCGACCACGACGGCCGATCAGATCCTGGCCGACCTGGACATGATCTACGACGCGGTGGTCAATCAGTCCAAGGACGTGCATACGCCGACCCGCATCGTCATGCCGACCGAGCAGCGCAGCAAGATCTTCTCGCGCCGGGTTCCCGACGCCAATGGCAAGACGGTGGGCCAGTTCTTCCAGGATAAGCATCCCGGACTGCAGATCATGGGCGCCGCCGAATTCAAGGGCGCCGGCGCCGGAGGCAAAGACCTGATCCTGGCCTACGAGTACAGCGAGGAAAACCTTGCCATGGAACTGCCCATGCCGTTCAACCAGCTGGCCGCGCAAGCACGCGGCCTCGAACTGGTGGTTCCCTGCCTGGCGCGTGCCGGCGGGGTGGTCGTTTACTACCCGCTGTCCCTGGCGAAGGGGGAAATCTGATGCGCTATTTCATCAACACCACCAAGGCCGTCATCAACATTGGCGGCCACACCGTGATCGCGCCGACGAAGGCGGCAGCGGTGGATCCCGAGGCGCGCGGTGTGAAGGACCTGATCGACCGCGGCCTCCTGGTCGAAACGGACGCTCCGGTCGAGTTCGAGACTTCGAAGAAGCGCGGCGGCGACGGCGACAGTTCGGGCGATGTCAAGGAACCTTCCACGGTCAAGGAGCTGAAGGCTTGGCTGGATGAGCAGGGCGCGCAGTATGACGCCGCGACGAACAAGGCAGAGCTGCAAGGGCTGTACGAAGCCCTGAAGGCCAGCCTCGCAGAGCAGAGCGGCGCCGGCACCACGGAGCAGTAATCATGGCGGCCACTATCGACGATCTGGACTTCCTGGCGCCGGCAGTGGCCTCCATGCCGACTCCGGACAAGGAGCGGGCGCTAGCCATGGCCGCCGACTACCGGCCACCCTGCCTACCTCCAAGGAAGCAGGACGAGGCCCAGCTTTGGTATGCGGCCTGGCTGCTCTATGGCATCAAGCAGCAACGCTCCGCGGAAGCGGATGGCGTCCTGGCCCGGCCAGGCGTTGCGAGCGAGAAGGAAGGCGACCTGCAGCGCACCTACGGCAAGGTGGAAGGCGCGGCCGATCCGGCGGGCTTTCATGCCCAATACGAGCGCCTGGCGCGCGTGTGCCGCGTGGGCGCCGCCACCGTCAGGAGTACTCCCCGTGTCTGTTAAATCGATCGACAAGGGGCTGGGCGAGCACGTCCGCCTGGCCAAGGCAATCGACAGGCGTGGCGTGAAGTTCGGGATTCAGGCTGGGGCCGGCAAGGATCCAAAATCAGGCGCGGACCTGCTGGACATCGCCATCTTCAATGAGCTGGGCACCGAACACGTCCCGGCCAGGCCGTTCATACGGGATTTCGCCGAGAAGAACGGCGAGGTGCTGGGCCAGGCCATGGACCGTATGGCGGGCGCTGTCCAGGAAGGGCGCCTCGGCGTCGACGCCGCGCTGGACCAGCTGGGAACCTTCGCGGAGAAGCACCAGAAGGCGCATGTGCAGCAATCCAAGAAATGGGCCGAGCCGAACGCGCCCGCCACGGTCAAGAAGAAAGGGAGCGATGTGCCTCTCATCGATCATGGCCTGATGGTGGGCGCGATTCGCTACGAGAAGGTGTGACCTATGAGCTTTCGACGACCGCATGTGGTCCGTACGCGGCTCCCCGGCCGCCACGAGCGGGGCCATTGGATAGATGGGGCGCCGGGACCGGACAAGGGGATTCTGGCGTCCGTGCAGCCCGCCAAGGCTGGCGACTACGACCAGCTGCAGGTGCACCCAGAAGGGCGTCGCGTCCGCGCGGCGGTGCGTATCTACACCAGCGCCGACCTGGTCGTCGCCGGGCAGGACTGGACAAATGGCGATCGCCTGGTCTGGGGTGTCGGGCCGCTCGCTGGGGAATACCAGTTGGTGGCCGTGTCGCCCTGGCAATCGGGGGTGATCCCCCATTTCCGATACTTGGCGGTCTTGCTGGCCGCCGACGAGTTGCAGTAGCCCAAGGACCTCGGCAGTCTGGACCGAGACCGGACGGGGCAAAACGTCCGGGAGGACTCCCCAGGCCCGGCTGGGCATTCCAGGCCACCGGGTAGGGCTGCATCGAGTCGGCGCTGGCCGATAGCCCCATCGATGCGCAACGAAGGCAGGGATCACCATGGCACCTGAAGACCGCATTTTCGAGCTGATCGAGGCCGCCGCGGGCGCCACGCCGGTGATCTTCGCCAATGAAAACGGAAAACGGCCGGCTACGGCCTATATCGCCATGGCCGTGCACTGGGCGAGGGTCAGCGGCGCTGAGGTTGGCAAGGTCGGTGATGACGGCGTGCAGCCAGTGCGCCAGCACGACGACGCGACGGTCGAACTGCAGGGCTTCGGTCCCGCTGCCTACGACGCGCTGGACGAACTGGCGCTGAAGTTGCGGCACCCTCTTTATGAGGAGCGCGCCGAGGCCCTGGGCCTGGCGCTCTTCGAAATTGGGCGTCTGCAGAACATTCCAGTCATGCGGGATGCCGTGCGTTTCGAGCGGCGCGGTTTGCTGGAACTGGGCATCCGCTACGCGCTGGTCCACTCCGAACAGGTCGGATTCATTGAAACCGTGACCGGCACGGCGACCACCACCGGCGGCTTGACGCCCGCCATAGAAACCCCCTTTACCGCGACAGTTACGGCCGCGCCGTAGCGGCCGCGTCGTGCAATCGCCATCTGGCCGCCATCAGGCGGCTTTTCTTTTTTTCGGAGCCACAAATGGCAAACATCGACCGGATCGTCAATGTGGCGATCTCTCTGAACACGACCGCCATCAAGGAGCAGAATTTCTCCGACGTGCTCGTCTTGGGCGCCCACGCCTTGGGCGTCGGCCGGATCCTGGTGGTGACCGAAGCGTCCGAGCTGCTGGACCTGGGAATCAGCCAGGCCGACCCGCTCTACATAGCGGTCCGGGACGCCTTCAAGCAGATCCCGACCGTACAGCGCGTTTTCGTGGGGCGCCGGCACGTAGAAACGTCGCGGGTGACGGTAACGCGTGCCAGCGTGTCGTCCTACCTGATAACGATGAAATGGCGCGCCGCGGGCGGCGCCGTGCAAACCGCTCAGGCGAGCTTTTCGGGCCTGGCCGACAGCACGCCGGCGACCATCGCCGTCGGCCTGGTGGCCGCCATCACGGCGGCGAGCGCGCCCGTCGAGGCCACGGCCGTGGGCGCCGAGATCTCCATCACGGCGAACGACGCGGAAACCGCGGTGGCGGTCACCGTCAAGGGCAATTTGGCCCAGGCGATTCCTACCAGCACCGAGACGCCCACGGCAGCCCTCAGCGCCTGCCGCCGAGAGAATGCGGACTGGTACGGCGTCGCGCTGGCCAGCCGCCTGGAGGCGGATGTTCTGGACGCGGCGGAATGGGTGGAATCCAACGGCTGCCTGTTCGGCGTTTCCAGCACGCAGGCCGGCATCCTCGACGCGGCGATCGACACGGATCTGGCCTCCAAGTGCCAGCAGAAGCAATATTTCCGCACGCATGTCTGGTTCCATGGCATGGCGGCCAGCGAAGCGCTGGAATCGGCCGTGATGGCGAACCGCTTCACCTACTATCCCGGCGGGGAAACCTGGGCGAATACCCGTCTGGCGGGGATCACCTATGACAACCTGGGCGAGGGCCAGGCGCTGGCGGCGCACGCCAAGAACGCCAACACGTTCGAGCAGATGCGCAATTTCGCCATCACGCAGAACGGCAAGGTGGCCGCCGGCGAGTGGATCGACGTGATCCGAGGCCGTGACTGGTTGGCCGAGCAGGTGAAGATCAACGTTGCCACGCAGCTGATCAACGCCAATGGCAAAGTGCCTTTTACGGACGACGGCATCCAGATCATCGTCAACGGTCTGCGCCAGGCGCTGCTGCTTGGCCAGGCGCGCGGCCTGATCGCTCCAGACGAAATCGACGGCGCCGGCAATCGCATCCCGGGGTTCGTCATCACCGCGCCGCGGTCGATGGATGTTCCCGCCAACGACAAGGCCAACCGCATTCTGCGTGATCTGAAATTCAGCGCGCGCTTGGCCGGCGCCATCCATGTTGCCGAGATCAAAGGCAACCTGACCTATCAACAAATCTAACGGGGCGACCATGTCCGCTAAAACTTACGCACCTGGCCAGGTCAAGATCGTGATGGGCGCTGTCGCTCTCAGCGGCCTGGCCGAAGACACCTTCGTGACGGTCGCCGAGATCGGCGAGGGCATCACTTCCGTTTCCGGCGCCGATGGCGAGGTCGCGCGCTCCATGTCGCGTGACTCGCGCCTGCGAATCACCGTGACTTTGATGCAGACCAGCACCAGCAATGCGCTGCTGACGGCGATGCATCAGGCCGACAAAGCTTCGGATGGTCAGGGCGCTCTGCCGGTGGCGGTCACCGATCTGCGCGGGAAGTCGCTGCACGCGGCTGATTCCGCCTGGATCGTCAAGATGCCGGACGCCGGCTATGCCGCCAAGTCGGGCAATCGGGAGTGGGTTATCGAGACCGGCCCGTCCATCAACTTCATCGGAGGCAACAGCTGATGAGCCGCAATATTCCGGTGGTGATTGGCACCACGACCTTCCACATCTCGAAATTCGACGCCTTCCGCCAGCTGGAGCTGCTGGGCGACCTGCAGAAGGAAGTGCTGCCTGCGGCGGGCTCCTTGCTGACGGCGGTCTTCAGCCAGGACGGCGCTGGGCAGGAGCGCGACGAACAGGCGATGCGCCTGGCGCTGCAAGACCTTTCGGCGCGCTTGGGTGGTGTCGCCCTTAAGAAGTGGTGCGACGAACTGATTGATCCCGAGCTGGTGAGCTTCGAGCTGCCCGGTCGAGATCCGCAGAAACTCACTCTGGCCCATCGCGGCCTGGCCTTCGAGGACTTCTCCCAGATCCTCGAGCTGCTGTTCCACATCCTCCGGCACAACTTTGCCGGCCCTTTCGTGCAATGGGCCGGCCGCTTTGGTCCGGTCCGCGAGAAGCTGGGGAATCTGTCGGCCAGTTTGACCCCGCCTTCGAGCAAGAGCTGATCATCTGGCGGCCGGTGCTGGCGGGCCACGTCAGCCTGGACGCGATCCGCCGCGGAGAGGTCGATCTGCTCGACCTCATGAAACTGAACGCGCTGATGGACGCCCAAGACGCCGCGCAGGCGCACGCAAGTAGGAAGACACAATGAGCGTAATCCGTGAGCTTGTTACCCTCCTGCGGTATCAGGTGGATGAATCCGGCCTGAAGAAATACCAGGAAACCTACCGGGCGGCGCAGGACTCCCTGCAAAAGGCCAGCGCCAAGACCGTCCAGACGATGCGCCAAGCGCTGACAGGCGCGGTGTTCCAGCCCGGGGTGTGGGGCAACCGGGGGGCAAACCCCAGGGCGCCGATGGCGCCGGTCGTCGCGCCTGTTGTGGCGGCGCCGTCGCCCATGCCGGCGCCGGCAGCCGTGGCTCCTGCGACGCCTCTGATGGCGCCGCGCGCTACCCCGCGTGCCCAGATGACTGGCCTCGGCCGGCCCGGGGCTTTCCCGGTCGACGTCGCGGAAAGTCGCGCGAGGATCGGCCAAGTTCAAGCCGCATACGGCACGCTCATGGCGCGCGCGCGGGTTGGCCTGGCGACCGTGCGCGAGGCGGGCATCGGCGCGTGGGAGGGCGCCCGCCTGGCCATCCAGGACGCGCGGCGGGCGCAGGAGGGTTTCAACCGGAACATCGTGCGCGGTGCGCGTCTGGCCCGCGAGCAAGCGGGGGCGTTCAGCGGGCTGCGTGGCGTCTTGGGGGCCGTCTTCGGCGTTTCGCTTCTCAGCCGCATTGCTGGCGACATCGACGCCTGGGGGCAGATGAAAGCTCGCATGCAGCAGGCGACGGCGTCGGCGCAGGAATACGGTGAGGTAGACAAGGAGCTGGCTCGGATCTCGCGGTTGACGTACAAGGCGTACGACGACAACGCCGAGCTTTTCGTCCGCACCCGCCGCACCATGGCGGACCTGGGTAAGACGACCCAGGACACGGTCGATGTGACGGAGGGCCTCTCCCTGGGTATGGCGCTGTCCAGCACCAAGGGCCAGGATCAGGAATCGGTCATTTCGGCCCTGACCGCCGCGATCATGCAGGGCAAGTTGGGCATGGAGCAGTACGCGACGCTGATGCGCGCGGCGCCCCGCTTGCAGGTGGCATTGGCTGACGGGCTCGGTACGACCACCGACAAGCTGCTTGAACAGGTGAAGGCCGGCAAGGTCACGACGAGCCAGTTTTTGCCCGCGCTTCAGTCCCAGCTTGCCAAGATGCGGGTCGAGGCCGAGGCCATGCCGGTCACCATTGCCGACGCAATGACCGTCTGGCGCAACGAGTTTCGGCGCTTTTTCGGCGAGATGACACTTGGTCGGACGGCCGTGCTGGGCGTTACGAAGTCGATTGAGCTGCTTGCCGATAACCTCGGGCTGGTGATCAAGTTGCTGGCGCTCACAGGCGGCGCGTGGGGACTTCTTCGCCTGCGTAACTGGATGGCGCTGGCGACGGTTCAATCTGGCGGCTTGATCCGGTCGATGATCACGGCGACCCGGACGGCCATTGGCCTGGATAGCGCCATGGCGCTTCGGCGCGGCCCGGCCGGGGCGCTGCGCATGCTGACGCTCTGGACGCGCTCTCTGGCGCCGCTGTTGCGCATGGCGGCGGTGCTGACCACGATCTACCTGATAGGCGACGACATCGTTTCCTGGATGCGTGGCGACATTTCGGTGTTGGGAAGTCTGATAGGGCGTGTCGAGGAGTGGAAACACGAAATTGACGCTGTTCGCGCCGTGCTGGTGTGGATCAAGGATGCACTCGGTGGCGCCGGTAAGGAGCTTGGTCCCTGGATACTGAAGTTTGGAACCATCAGCGTATTGGTATACGGCCTCTGGAAGATCCTCAGCCCTATCCGGGGGCTACTGGTTTTTCTGGCTACCAGGGTTGTGCCGATGCTGTGGGCAGCCTTCGCTGCCCATCCTATCGGGCGCATCATCGGCTTGGTGCTGGCCGGCCTGCTGTTGATCTGGCAGAACTGGGACAGCATTGGCAAGCTGTTCGGTGAGACCTGGGACTCCTTCAAGAAAAAGGGTAAGGAGGCGCTGGACGGGCTTCTGGGATTCTTTGAGGACATCGGCGGGCGCATGATCGCCAAGATCCAGGAGATTGGTGACGCCATTCAGAAGTGGATCTCCGACAAGCTGGCCGCGGCGAAACGCGGCATTGAAGGTTTGCTGCCTGAGGCGTTGCGCGACGAAAGCATGAAGGAAACCATGGGCGGGGCGAATGCCTGGCTCCGCGAAAACGTATCTTGGCTGAAGCCGATTATGGGCAACGCGTACGAAACTCCCAGCGTTGATCCGGCGACGGCGCAACGCGCAGGCGTGCCGGGAGGGGGGGGAGCGATCTCCATCCGTAACGAAATTGCAGCAGTTACCGTTCACGCACCTGGAGCGGATCCAACATCGATCGCGGGCGCTACGGCGCGAGGAGTGAACGAAGGTATGCGGCGCGGCACCGCCGACTTGGGCCGCTACTTCATCACTGGCGTCGAAGCGTCGCCGTAAAGGGTAAATCATGAGCTTTGTATCCATGATCTTCGGGTGGGGGGGAGGTAGCAGCATCGGCGTCATCCCCCTCGATGCGCTCATCAGCGAAACGACCGAGCTGGAAAGCCAGGCCACCAGCTACGCGGTGGAGGACGGCCCGCCTGTGACGGATCACATCGTGCAGGATTCCGAGCGTCTGGCACTGGACGGCTGGGTGACCGCTGCGGAGGCGACTCTTCTGGGCGGATATGGAAGAGATCTCGTCGGCGCGCCCAATTCGCTGGGCATTGGACGTCAGAAGCTAATAAGCGCCAAGGCGGCACTGCGCACAATCCATGCGGACCGCCTGCCCATCACCATCACCACCGGCCTGGACGTCTATGTGGACTTCGCCATGACCCGTTGTTCAATCGGGCGGACCAACGACGGCGGCGACAAGTTCGCCATCACTGCCGAGTTCAGGAAGATCCGAAAGGTCACCCTGCGGCAAGCGGACATTCCGCCCGAGAAAACCAGCGGCACGGCGGCCGGCAAGGCAGGTGGGACGAAGACGAACGGCGGCAAGGCGACGGGAGCCGAACCGACCGCCAAGCAGGGCTCGGATCTGAGCAAGATTCTCGGGAGGGGCACGTGATTGTCATACCTGTGATCGACGCGAACGACAGCCTCACCGAGGTGGAGCTGGAGGGCATCACCTATTTTCTGCACCTGGCCTGGAACAGCGAGGCTGAACTATGGACACTCTCGATCGAGAACGCCTACAACGAGGTCATCGTTGCGGGCATCGGCGTGGTGCCGGATACGCCGCTTCTCACCCGGTACAGGCATTTGGCGGTGCCACCCGGCGAGCTGGTCGCGCTGGCGCCGGACCGGCGCAACACCATCAGCCGCGAAGCTCTGCCGGCCGGCCAGGTCGCGCTTGCTTATGTTGAATCGGCGGAGGTAGCGGATGGCACGGTTTGACCGGGTATACCGGCTGCTGGTCGGCAAACCCAACCAGAAGGGCGTGGAGATTGTCCAGCCCATGCGCATAACGTTCGACATCGCCAAGGACGCCGCCGAGGAGCCGAACGAGCATGTGATCCGGGTCTACAACTTGGCCGAGACCACGCGCCGTGCGCTGGAGGAGCCTGGACTCATGTGTGTGCTGTACGCCGGGTACGCGGAGGAGGGCGGCCCGCTCCTGATGGCCGCAGGAAGCGTGGTCTTCGCCTACACGAAGTTCGAGCAACCCGACGTGGTGACGGAGCTTATCGTCAAAGACGGCTACGCGGAGGTGCGCGACACAGCAGTTTCCATTGGCCTCGGCCCTGGCGCCCAGGCCTCGTCCATCATCCGCGACATAGCACGGCAGATGGGCCTGCCCTTGATCATGGCCGAAGATGTGCCGGACCGGCGCTGGCAGCAGGGATTTTCGTTCTATGGCGCGGCCCGCACAGCGCTGCACAAGGTGACCCAGGGGACCGGCCTCGAGTGGTCGATCCAGAACCAACAACTGCAGGTCGTCGCACGCAAGGGCACGACACGCAGGCAAGCGGTGGTGCTGGCCGCGGACACCGGGTTGCTCGGGTATCCAGAGCGCACCCGCGAAGCGGCCCGGGAAAAGGCCAAGGTCAAGGACAAGACGACCGGCGACGACGTGAACATCGTAAGCGCGCGGCAGCAGCGTGACGGCTGGCGGGTTACGTCCCTCCTGTTGCCCACGTTGAACCCTGGTGACCTGGTCAAACTGGAAAGCAGGACGGTGGAAGCATTTCTGCGCATAGAGGCGTTACGCAGTACGGGCGACAGCGCCGGCGGCGACTGGCAAACCGAGCTTGAGCTTGTCGACAGATACGCGCCGCGCAAGAAGAAGGCAAATCCATGAATCAGAATCCGATCTCTGCGCTTCGCGCGCTGATCGCTGGCGAGCTGGCCGAGGTTTACACGACGCTCCCGGGCGTGGTGGTCTCCTACGACGGCACGTTCGTCACCGCGCGGCCGGCGCTGGCCAAGCGCCTGGCAAACGGCGAAGTGCTGCGCGCCCCTCAAATTGTCCGTGTACCGGTCTGCTGGCTCGTGGGCGACGTGAACGGCGCGCAGGCGCTGATCTCCGTGCCGCTCAAGGCCGGTGATCCGATCAAGCTGTCTTTTTCGGCGCGGGCGCTGGAAAACTGGCTGGCAGGCAGCGATGGGCCGCCGGATGATCCCCGGCAGTTCGATCTGTCCGATGCCTTTGCCACTTCGGTGGTGCGCCCGGGCACGGTGGCGGCCGATACCGAAAACGTGAGCATCCAGTACGGGCCGGCTTGGCTGAAGCTGTCTCCGGAAGGGGACCTGTCCTTCATGGTCAAAGAATGGACTGTGAAGGCAGATCAGACAACCTTCAATTCGCCGGTGACGGTAAATGGTCCTTTCGTCTATACGCAGGGCCTGGCGGGCGAGGGCGGCGATGGCGAAGCATCGATGCGTGTCCGGGGCGGAGTGGCTTTCGAAGGCGGGCAGCTGACTCACGACGGCAAGAATGTCGGCAGCACCCACCACCACCGTGACAGCATGGGTGGCGAAGTTGGAGACCCCTTCTAATGACCCTAGACCTCGCACTAGCCAATGACGGCGATCTTGCCGTGGACCTGTTGGGGCGCACACGGATGATCGGCGGGGCGGACCGCGTGCGGCAGCAGGTCAAGGTCACCTTGCTCGCATTCTTGGGTGAATGGTTCTTGGACACGACCTTCGGGGTGCCCTACTTCGAAGAGGTCCTGGTTAAAAACCCGGATCGCTCCGCAATCGAGGCGGTCCTGCGCTCCCGGATTTTGAACGTGCCAGGCGTGACGCGCGTGGGCCGCCTGGCGCTCGACGTTGAGCGAACGCTGCGCGCGCTGAGAGTGAGCTTCGAAGCTGAAACGGCCGCGGGATTGGCCAGCGACGTTGTAACCCTGCAGCTCGCCTAAATTCAATTTATTCAAGAGGTTAGTTATGGCCTACGGTGTGACGCCGGACGGGTTCGTGCGAATGCGCCTGCCCGAAATTCGCCAGGAGATCATCGCCGACCTGCGTGCGCGGCTGCTGGCCGCGGGAGTCAGCGAGTCAGTGGAGACCCGCCCGGACAGCATCACGGGGTTGCTTATCGACACCTTTGCAGAGCGCGAGGCGGCCTTGTGGGAGCAGGCGGAAGGGGTGTACCTGTCCATGTACCCCGGCTCGGCCATCGGCGTCTCACTGGACCGGTCGGCGTCCTTTACGGGCGTCACGCGGCTGACCGATGAGCGGTCACGCGCGTATGTGGTGTTCTACGGCACCAGCGGCACAACGGTGCCAGCAGGAGCGTTGATTCGCCATCGGGTGAGCCAGAACTTGTGGGGGGTGGACGGTCAGGTGCAGATTTTGGCGGGCGCGGCCGCCGATATCACGCTCCAGCCGGAGGTGCACGCGGGGGCTCTGTATGCCGTCACCATCGACGGGTCCGCCTACTCGTATACATCGGCAGCTGTCACCAACTTGCCAGCGATCCTTTCCGGCCTGGTCGCCGCACTTGCACCCAGTGGATTGGCTGTGTCCAGTGATGGCGCGACGGTGCGCGTTCACACCGACGGCCGCGTCGCGGCAGCTTTTGCATGGACAGCGAACCTTGCCCTCGCGCGGCTCGGCTCGCCGGGCTTGGCCCTCTCCGACGTGGCGTCGAATGAGGTTGCGGCGGTGGGCGATCTCAACGGCATTGTGACGGCCGTGGACGGTTGGCAAGGAGTGGAAAACCTCCAGGCCGGCACCGCAGGCAGGTTGGCTGAGAATGACGCGGATCTGCGCGCGCGTTACCCCTCTGGCCTGTTTCGACTCGGGGCGGCGACGCTGCCCAGCATTGCACCGAACGTGCGTGACCGCGTGGCGGGTGTACAGGCGCTGCGCGTCTTCCAGAATGATTCTGATGCAGCTGACGCCGTAGGCCGTCCTCCGCACAGCATCCACATAGTGGTGGATGGGGGGCTTGACGATGAGATTGCCAGGGCAATCTTCCGCGTCAAGGCCGCAGGGATCGACACGCATGGCGCGGTGACAGCGGTCGTAACGGACGAAGATGGGGCATTGCAGCCGATTCGCTTCGATCGGCCGGAGCGGGTGTACGTATGGGTTTCCTGTGCGGTCACGCTGCTGCCTTCGTCTGAGCAGGCCTTTCCGCCAGATGGATTCGACAGGATTGCAGCCAACCTGGCAGCAGCTGGCGCCAGCTTTTCCATCGGCGATGACGTGATTCGCCAGCGGCTATTTGGTGCGATCTACCAGACCCAGGGAATTGCGTCTGTCGAGCTGCTGCTGGCATCGGGTACCGATCCATCGTTCGAGCCAGGTCCGGGCGATTTCGCGCCCTCCAACATCGAGATCCTGGATATGCAGGTCGCGGTGTTTGACCGCTCCCGCATCGAGGTGACGTGATGGATCTCCAACAAGACCACGCAGGCGTTGCCTGGGGGCATTGGCTGGGGCAGTTCCAAGCCAAACCGAGACTCCAGGCGCTGGTCAAGGCGCTCCTTGAGCCCGCTGCTGGGCTTCAGGGCGCGCTGCGCGATATGTACGACCAGCGCTGGCTGGATACAGCAGTCGGCAAGCAGCTGGACGGCATTGGCGAAATCGTAGGGCTGCCGCGCATCATCGACGACACGGTCTATGTCCGCTTCTTCGGCTTCAACGGCCAGCCCAACGTGGGCGGGTTTGGTGAAGCACGGCTGCGACGAGCCAATGAGCGGGCCGTGGGCGGCTCCACGACGCTGTTGGATGCCGAGTACCGAAAGCTCCTGTACTGGAAGATCGCGCTCAACAACGGGCACGGCACGGCGCTAGAGATTGCCGCATCGCTCAAACCCATTTTCGACGTCTCCCGCGTGATTGTGCAGGACGCGGGCAACGCGAAGGTCAGGATCTGGGTAAGCCGCATCCCGGGGCCGAACAATCCTCTCATGGCCAATCCCCACAAGTGGGTGCCCAAGGCCGCTGGCGTGGGCGTGCAACTAATCACCGGTTCGACCGAGAAACCGTTCGGTTTCCGCGGGCAAGGTTTCTATGGCTTTGGCGTCGGCGTGCTGGCGCGAGGTATCTATTGATGGCAGATCCCACTTTCTTTGAACTCTTCAAGGCCACCTGGGCACAGAACGGCCTGGCTGAGGGTATCACCGAGGTTCAGTACAAAACGGGCTGGGCCTACATCGGTTCAGTGCCGCCGTCTGTCGAACAATTCAACAAGGTGCAACAGACGACGGACGAACGCTTGGGCTGGATCTACAACCAGCTCGACGCACTCGCCGCCGTCACGGGCCAACCGCTCCTGGCTACCAGCTTCGATGCGCTGAGCTTCGCGTTCCAGAATCTGAACGCGAGCAATCTGAAGGCCGGGACAGTGCCTGTGGCGCGGCTGTCGGGCGTGGCAGCCAGCCTGACGGCTGGCGCGGCGCAGAAGCTCGAAACCGCGCGGACGATTGGTGTGTATGGCGATGCGGCAGGCTACGGCACATTTGATGGCACGGCAAACCTCTCTTTCCCGCTCACGCTCGCCGCGACTGGCGTGCTCGAGGGGGTCTATGGGACCAAGGACTACATTCCGACCATTGCGGTCGACGCGAAGGGGCGGGTGTTGGGCGCGAATGCCGTGCCCGTCGGGAATGCGGCTTCGGCTACGCGACTTGCGGCGGGCCGGAGCTTTGAAGTTTCCGGCGGCGCCACCGCCGCTGGCGTTGCGTTTGACGGGACCAGCAATGTCAATCTGGTCGTGACCGCGCTCGACGTCAGCAAGGCGGCTGCGGGTGTTCTCGCGGTGGCGCGAGGAGGCACGGGGCTAGCGGTCGCGACGGCAGGCGCATATGTCCGGGGTAACGGGGCCGGCTTTTCGCTTTTGACCGGCGCCGATGTCATGTCCGACCTCGGCGCCGCTCCGCTGAACTCTCCACAATTCACGGGCACCCCCGGCGCGCCAACGGCGGCTCCCGGTACGGACTCGGCGCAAATAGCGTCTACAGCTTTTGTCGTTCGACACACGGCAAAGAGCATCCCCTGGGTTGCTCTGGCCGACCTGCCGGTTTCGGACAAGGGACCTATCTTCGTTCTGGAGCGGCGGGAGATCTGGATCTGGGTGAGTACGCCGTACTACGTCGGATATCGATCTCCGCATTGCGGTCGATTGGAGTTCGGGTACACGGCCTCGCCGCTGCCTGGACAGATCGACGCGAATGGCCAATGGGTGACCACCGCAAGTTACGGCTCGCTGCAGGCCTACGCCAAAGAGAACTCTCTCATGGTGAGCGTCGAAAACTGGGCTCCGGGCGCCTACGTCTTTGCCGAAACTGGCACCGGCCTCCGGCTTCCTGACCTGCGGAATCAGTTCGTGCGCTTCACCGGCTCCGACGTCGACGGCAACACTCGGTATCTCGCCAGCTCGCAAAGAGATGCGCTGCAGCGAATTCATGGGGGTATCGAGAAAGTTCAGATCGCGGCCGGTGGTAGTGCGACATCGGGCGCGCTGTCGCTTTCGCCCTGGAATGAGTATGGGCAGTACCTGACGTCAACGGAGCTCGGGCAACGCGTGGCAAATCTGGTCTTGGATTCCGAGGCGGTTGCGAGGACCTCGTCCGAGACCCGCCCGACCAACGTGGCGCTGCACCCGCGGATCCATTTCTGACAAGGAAGGCAATGAAAACGGTGTATCAGACAGACGCCCTGGGCGTCTTTATTTTTGCCCAGGACCTGGCGGGCGACCCTCTGGATGGTGAGTACCGCTTGCCGTTTCGAGCTGTGTTTGTGGCACCGCCGGCCACGGGCCCGGGGCTCGTCGTGAAGTGGGAGAGTGAGGTTTCGCCGAACGCCCCGGAGTTTGGCTCCGAGGGAAGCGGGAGTTGGATCGAAGTGGCGGACATGCGCGCGGTGCCGCTGTTTTTGACCGCCTCGGGTGTCCGGTATGAGGTGGGGACGCAGGTTGACGGGGCCGCTTATCTCGGTATTGGTGCGCTGCCTGATTGGCTCACGGATGTTGCCCGCCCGGGCGAGTATCACATCTGGGAGGCGGGCTCGGGTTGGGTGCTGAACACCGCCGCGCGCGACGCGGCATCGGCGCGCAGCGCACGCGCCTGGCGGGATTTCGAGATCGCCCGCACCGATTTCCTGGTGCTGCCGGATTACCCCATTGCGGAGGCAAGGCGCGCGGAGATTCTCGAGTACCGCGCAGATCTGCGGGACTGGCCGGCGCGTCCGTCGTTTCCTGATGTGGCATCCGAACCTGCGCCTCCGGCGTGGCTGTCCGAGCTCCTGCAGTAATTACGGCAATCCATGCCCGCTTCGGCGGGCTTTTTTTTTGTCCATAGGAGACAGGATGAACGATTTTGAAAAGACGATTGCGTGGCTGGCGGGCATGGGCGCACTGATCGCGGTGGGGCGCGCATTGACCAGCCAGGAGAAGCTGTCTTGGCGGGTCGTCCTGGGCAGAACGATTCTGGGAAGTGCATTGGGGACCGTGGCTGCACTTATCTACATCCCATTCCCTGACGCCCCACAAGCGGTCGTGATCGGGGCAGGGGCTGGTCTCGGGATACTCGGCGAGCAGGTCTTGGAGCTGGCCGCGCGCCGGCTCATCTCATTCAAGCTGGGAGGTGATCAGAAATGAGCCAATTCCGACTTTCGGCGCGCAGCTTGCAGCGCCTGGAGGGGGTACACCCCCAACTTGTCGAAATCGTCAAACTGGCGATTCGGCGCACGCCAGTGGACTTCACTGTCGTGGAAGGCCTGCGCACGGCCGAGCGCCAGCGCGAGCTGGTCGCCAAGGGGGCCAGCCAGACGCAGAACAGCCTGCACCTGAAACAGCCCGATGGCTACGGCCACGCCGTCGACCTGGCGCCGTTGGTGGGCGGTGCGATTCCTTGGGACCGTTGGGAGGAGTTCCGCCGGCTGGCCGACGTCGTGAAGGCATGCGCTGCCGAACTGGGCGTGCCCGTGGAGTGGGGCGGCGATTGGAAGACGCTCAAGGACGGCCCGCATTTCCAGATCCCGCGCGACTGGAAGGGGCGGGCATGATGGCCGTCGGCGGGAAGCTTGCCAGCCTGCTGGTGGGGTGGCGAGGGTACGCCGCAACGGCACTGCTGGGCGCGGCAGCCACCTGGTTCGTGCTGGGTGCCTTCCATGGGCGCGAGGTCGCCGAGCTGCAGCTGGAACGGTCCACCGACGACCTCGCCGTGGCGCGCGACTCGATCCAGCAAACCAATCGGGACCTGCAAACTATGGCCGATAACGCCCGAATTGCGGCGGCGGTCGGCCCCGAACTTACTGCGTCGCTCGGCGCGCTTTCCAAGGCTTTGAAAAATGCGAATCCTCTTCCTGCTGGTTGCCGGCCTGATGCTGACCGGGTGCGGAACCTCACGGACGCTGTACGTGCCACGCGTGGTGCCGCCACTCGATAGCGGTCTGGCTGCGCCTTGCCCCACCCTGCCAGACCCGCCCCAGACACCGGCCAGCTACGACGACTGGCAGAACTGGGTGCAGACCGAGGTGTTGGTCCGGTATGGCGTATGCGCAGCACGCCATGCCGCAATAGTTAGGATTTGGGCAAGATCATCGAACTCGGAATACTAACGTTACAGAGCGTCCAAATTGATCGTCAACGATTGGTCGAATATATATTCGTCTCCCCAAAAAATGCTAAATTCGACCTCCTTCTCACGATCATTCGCTCGGCTCGGCGCTAAGGGAATAGAGACTTCGATAGAACTCATGGGATCCACCGTGACCTGCGATCCATAGTAGGTCAAATCGGTGATCTTGGTTTTGTAAGGTGTGTCGGAGGAGATTTTCATGGGAATCGATGTCTTGTTGGAGTAGACAAAAATTCCATTTGGTACGCCCTTCTTCTCTTGTCCGAGTCCTTTGAAATATATGGGAAATTCGGATTTGGAATAGCTATCCCTTAGGGCGGACCAATGGTATTTATTAAGATTCTTCCAGCCCTTGGATATTAGTTCTGAGTTCTTATAGGCCACGTACTTGTCAAGTGCTGGGTTGATGCTAGAAGCGATATAGATCGGCGTCGCCAACATTAACAGGAATAAGCAGACTGCAATTAATGATGAGGCGTAATTAGGCGGCATGCTATCTACCGTCGTAAAAATTTTCCCCGCAGCCTGTTTTGACGATAATCGAACTAAGTCTTCCTTTTCAATATTTGACTTTTCGACGAGTAGCATCAACGATATTTTCTCCCCCTTATGTAGGCGCGGAGTCGAAATGGTTTGGCTATCGAGTGTTACATCATTGATGCTGGAGGCCACGAGTTCGATTTTTACGTTCGGCTCAAATTCGAGTTTGATTTCCTCTTCAGTTTGCTTTCCTTTGTTCCAGATGACGACTTCTGCGAGAGTCCCGTCTTTGCTTAGCACGGACTGGCCATATAGTTTGACAGCGGCCGCGTAGAGTTGTCGGACTCTAAACAGATACGCAATTACCGATGTGAGGAGAAATACGCCAACGCCGATTAGTATTTTTTCAAAAACGTCCACATCTCACCTATGTATAAGAGGTCCTTCTAGAGAAATGTATCATACCGTTATTTTTTGATACTTTCAGATTCAGCGGATTCTTCGTACTTCGAGCGACCTCCAGACGGGAGGATGGCTGTCCGCCGGTTCTGTGGCTTTGATGCGTCAAATGACTCTTCGGCGCTATCGCTGTTGAACGGCGCTGCTGTTACTGCCCTACCCACTGCATCCACCACCCCTGGTAGTAGCGGATGCCGGCAATCTCCTCGAAGCCCGCGACCATCATGCCCCTGTCCGATGCGAACGTCAGGAGCTGTGGCTCGAGCAGGTCGGGAATCGATGCCTTCTCTCTGGCGCCGAACTTCAATAGCCTATCCATCGACATGACCGCTACCTGGCGGTTAAGTCCCTTGTGAAGGATGGAATACATGTGCACTGTCCCAACAACCGCCTGGTCGGGGTCGTTGTCGCGGCGGCGTTCCCCCAGGTGATGGGTGCGCAGGACGGTGCACTGGAGCTGCATGGTTGGAGCAAATATACTGTACAAAAACACAGTATATTTCAGTGCTAGACCAACGCAACTCGGCCCCAATTCTGGCCGATAGGGGACAGACCATGGCCGAAGTGGAATGGACGCAGCGGGACGACTTCTACTGGCAGGGCCCGCCTGGCTGGACGATCTGTCGCGTCTTTGTAGATGGCATGTGGCAATACGAGCTGTGGTTCAGCCGCGGTGACACCGGCACGATCTACGGTATGCGCGCCTCGCTGGCCGGGGCGCAGGACCTCTACCAGCAGAAGCTGAACTAGAAGAGCGATAGGTTGGTCGCGTTTCCTACCGGCATCGGGGTGGCAGTCCACGCCTCGGCCGGTGCGCCGCGCAGCATGCGCATGGCCTGGTCCGGATCCGCGTCGAGCCACGCGTCGTGGGCGTCGTCCGGCAGCAGCACCACCATACGCTTCTCTTCGCCGCGCCGGTGGTAGTGCTTGAACAGCGGGTGATTGTCGGCATTGACGGTCAGCATGGTGTAGGTTTCCACGATCTCGCCGTTTTCATCCTTGCCGCGGCTCCACATACCGGCCAGGCCCAGGGGCTCGCCGTCGGCGCGCGTGAATCGAGTGGCTATCTGGTATTTCTGGCGCCAGTCAGGCTCAAAGATCGCGTCGGCCGGGATGAGGCAGAACTGGCCGCCGCGCCAGGCGGCGCGGAAGTTGCGCGCCTTGGCGACGCGGTCATCGCGCGCATTGAAAGTGTCCAGGGTAAGGGCGAACGGGGAGGCGTCGGCGGCGATCAAGCCCCACCTGCCCACCACCGCTTCGCGTTCCCGCGCCGCGGCGTTCCGCCGGACGAACAGGCCTGGATAGCTTTTGTGCATGTCATAGGCATATGACCGCTCCGGCGTCGCGACGCCGAACCGCTTTAGCAGCTTTTCAGCGTCCTTCAGCGTCTGATAGTGGCTGCACAT